AATATAGTTACTATTTCGTGTGGCATTTCTTTTGTAGGCGCTTGGATCTAATGAACTAGTTGAGTCGGCATAATAGTAACTATAATAATTTTGCCACAACTGATTAATCAATCCCATATTATCGTCATGAAACGTAATGTTTAACGATTCATACTTGTGTGTTGTTTGAATGTTCTTTTTTCTGTTGTACTGATTAAGAGTATCAACAGTTACTTTATACTGAGGTAAATCACACGTTTTAACTAGAACATTAATCTCATTTCTATATCGTTGAGCAATGTCAAGATTTTTTAAAGCTGATTGATTTATGTTAAATGCCACATGAAATAAAAACTTACTTTTAGGAGCAAGTCTAAATTGATCGTCCGTAAACACACGAGCAGCGTGTGCGTAATCTTTCAACGTTACGTTGCTAGGACTGTATAAAAATGAATTAGGTGTAAAGGCCATACAAATATTTATCCACAGTTATTAACTGAGTAGTTAATGAATGCCTATAAAAAAGGCCCACTAAGTAGGCCAATTTTATTATCTTGAACCAGAAGCTGTTGCTGCTGTGCCAGTACGTCTTGAAGTTGGAGCATCTGCTCCGCCTGTAATCTGGATGCAATTATCTGGTTGAATTGTCAAATCAATAGTCAACATTTCTTGGTTACCGTAAGAAAGTTGATTATATTGTGTTTGACGTACATAACAACCATAACATTCCCAAGTTTCAAGAATATTAGGAGTACTTGCTCCATTACCACCGTCTAGCATTTCAATACGCATTAAGAACTTGTAGTCGCCGCCTGAAGCTGCACTACTTTGTTCAAAGAAGTCAAATTGCTTCTGCATTTGTTCGCCAACTAGTTTTGAAACTTGTCCTGTTACGTCATCGCGTAACTTAACAACCATTTCACTCCATGCTGGACGACCTGCGTAGTTAATTGTTGAGTTATAAACCATGATTTTTTGGTTTTCAAACGTAACCTGTGGACGGGCCGCATCTTGAACTTGCTTGGTTAACTCTGTTGTTGGTGTCGATGTGCCAAAGTTTTCAAACATCACTCTAAAGCGATATTTTAACTTAGGCATCAACATACCTTGAGCACTAGCTGATTGATCAGTTGCTAAAGGTACTGTGAATTTTGATAAACTTGCGATTGCCATTTTGTATGCTCCGTTATTATTATGCTAGGCCTTTGATTTCGCCAGTGTTCTTCAAGCGTAGTGGAATATAGATAAATTCAACTGCTTTTACTGGTTCAATCGCAACGTCTAGGTATAGTTCGTTTCTGTCAATACGTGCTGGAGTATTGTTGCTTGTATCACAAACTACAATGTAGTCGTATAGAGCACGTTGTCCTACTAACTCGAGCAATAGACTTTCTGCTGCACCTTTTAACTCGTCTCGTGTAATCTTGTCGTTTGGTTCAAACACATATGGTTTTGCCAATAGTGCAAATTGACGACGTAGATAAATTACTAGACGTGCTACGTTAATACGATCCAATGCACTAGCGTTTCTAGCACGGGTATATTGTCCGTAGTTAACAAGTCCTGTGCCTGTAATAAATGTAATTGGATTAATTTTGCTATCAGCAAGTGTATCTCGTTGTCCTGTATTCAATGATACTGACTGGAATTCACCTTCGCTGGTTACATAACCAACTGCTGTTGCATTAGTAATACCACCACGACGTGTTCCAGCAGGAGCAAACCATGGATAACTAACTTGGTCATTTAGTGCAATAGTACGTAGAATCATGTGGCTTGGAGGAACAACAATGTTATTGCCAATGTTGTCGCTAGTAAAGCCCCATGGATAAAATACACCAAAGTATTCATCACTGCTTACTAGGCCGTCATCGTTATCTTCTACCGCACCTGCTGCGTTTTTACCCCAGTTGTTTAATGTTGTAGCATCTGGTGTTAAACGTGCTGGAGTATCGCCAACTACAAACGATGTTAATCCACGATCGTAGTTTAAGTTAATCATTTCTCCAATTAACTCTGGATATCCTGGGCAAGCAATTAAGTTAAACACACGTGATTCTTCATCACGCATTTCTTGATTACTATTTACTAATGCTTGTAGTGCTTGAATAACAACTTTACGTTGAGCTTTGCGGCCAAATGTTCCTGCACCATTTACTTGATTACCAGACTCTGTTACCCAACGATGTGGATAATAATCTAAATCACCCATGTTCTCATTGTTGAATCGTACGTTGTCTGCGTTCAAATCAATATAATCACGTACAAAACGTTTTACATTGAATCCTGAACGGCGTAAGTTCCATAGCAACATACCTTGTGGATACAGTGCTGGATCTGGTGCATCTGGATCTAAGAAATTGTTTGTTAGTAATGTCTCAATACTTGCAGGATCAATTTCATCTCCGGCCGTTGACCAACGTGCATCTGCAAAAATAATTCCGTCTTCAGTTGTTTGATCTGCTGTGTCAACTAATACCCATTTTTTAGTGCTGTCATTCCACTTGTAAATTGTTGGATAGTTTTCTAAGTCACTAGTGTCAATCCATAAATCGTGGTCTGCAAGATTAGCACCGTCTGAACGGTCACCGTTAACTGGACGAGTAGCTCTTACAATAGGACCCATAGGATCTGTACCTGAGTATAATGAACGATAGCCAACCCATGTAGTGCCATTGTGAATCATAATGTCTACTTCGTCAACCATTGAACTGTACCATAGTTGCTCTGCAACTGGTTCAGTTGTTGGAGCACTGGCACTTGCTGTAATAGCGTTAAATGGGGTCCAGTTACTTGCAACATATATGTCGCCTGTTGCTTCAAAAAATGCCGAAACTTCGTAGAAGTTGGCGGTTCCGGTTGAACCATTCCATGCTGGAGCAAACAATTGTGTAACTACAGTTCCTACACTTACATCTACTAGATATATTTCGCCGCCATCTAAATGTCGAAGAACTAGTCTACCGTCAATATTTTCTGCTGTAATTCTCGATGTGTATGCAACTCGTCCGCTTGTTCCAGGAACAGTGGAATTTTGTTGTACAGCATTTAATAGCTTGGTAATAACAATATCAATAGTATCAGTTTCTTCAACACTAAAGCTAATTGGTTGACCCAAACTGTTTAATGTCGGAGCCAAAGAACCTTTAACTGATTCGCTGATAATAACAGATTTAGCATCGGTACCAGTCCAAGTAAATCCTGTAAACGTTGATTTAGATGTAATAGTTGTTGGGCCAGCTAGTTTTCTAGTTTGAATTCTAAAATCAGCAATTGGTCTTGTTTCGCTTTCATCTAAGTTGTATTTTACATACAATGCGCCTTGTGCTAAGTTAATGCCGCCGCCTGTTGAATCTAATCCCTTTAATGCTGCTGCAGCATTTGGATATAATGGAGCTGTTTTTTCTTCCCAGGCTTTGGTTGTTGCATTGTAAACTTTAACTCTCCAACGAGAACCTAAATTAGGTTCAGTTGTTTTAATCCATACAGAACCAGTTGCGCTGTTGTCGTTGTATGTAGCTGAATTACGCTTCCACTGTGGTACGCTAGTATGTGCGCTGATTTGTAAAGTAGGTGCTACGTAAGTTCCTACCACAATTCCCAATGATGAACATAATGTACCTGAAACTGTAATATCAACACCAGTTGAATATAATTCTAATCTGCCATTAATAACTGCGGCTGTAACACCTGCAATAATACCTGAATCATTATCAGCATCAGGATCGCCATCAGCTGCTGCATTAATATCTTCTACTAGTGTAGCAAGCCCTGTGTGTCCTGCAACAGTTGTTCCGTTAATAACAATAGAGTCACCAGCTAAAAATGTTGGGTTTGATGCTGTGCCTTGTATTGTTGGCCAGCTTGCAGACCATGCGGTGCTTCCTACTTTTACCCAAGTTCCGCTGTCTGTATCAGTTTTTGATTTTTTAAACCACAATGCATAAATTTGACTTGTTGCTACGATTGCATAATCGCCCGATTGTCCAATGTTTCCCTTTGGAGCATCACCGTCTAACTGTGTTGTAGATGTAATTACAGTTGGTACTTTATTAGTAAATGTTTGTCCAGTGGTAGTAGTTGCTAAACCGCCGTTCCATTGAAAAATACCAAAATTGCTACTTGCTGAATCAAACCAGTATGTTCCGTTGTCAGGATCGCCTGTTGGTGCTGTTGATGTTGCTTCTAACTGAGCTAAGTCAAGATCCGCACGTACTACATAAGCACGATTGCTTACGCCTAGATAGCTGTAAGCTGTTTGGAGACCATATTCGTTTTGCTCTCCAGCGTGTATTGGGTTGTTGTTTGCATCAGTTTTAAAGACTGGTGTACCAAATGTATCTGCCAAGTCTTTCTGACTTGTTAGCAAATATACTTTTCCAGCATTTGCTTGGGTAGTACCTGGTGCTGTGCCAGTACTTGAACCATTTGCTTTGTCTTGTTCAGATGCGACAATAATTAGAGGGGTTGTTCCAGGAGCTGCACTAGTATAGAAACTTTCGTCTATAACTGATACGCTTACGCCTGGTGAACTTAATTGGGCCATGTTGTAATCTCCGTGAATACTATTCCTAATTGTATTTAGTGCTTTTTGGCTTTTTATACTTGTAATACACTCAGAAAAAGGGACGGAAAAGGCTTAAATAAAATATGAGACCATTATGTTCGTGCGGATACAGGCCAGCTGCTATTAATTATGTTAAAAACGGCCGTACTTATTATCGTAAATTATGTGAAGCTTGCCTTAAAGGTGGCAAGTATGCTGGCATTGCACGATGGTACCGTGCTGGCTACAAAATGAAAAACACTTGTGATAAGTGCGGTTTTAAAAGCCCCTATTCAGAAGTGTTTAATGTGTTTCATGTGGACGGCGATTTAAACAACTGCCGCCCTAATAATCTCAAGACTGTATGCTCAAACTGTCAGCGACTGTTGCATCGTGAAGGTGTGAAGTGGCGTCAAGGTGATCTTGTACCAGATCTTTGACCTTGGCAAACAAGTCGTCTATACTGCCATCGTTGGATAATACAGCATCGAACTGTGTACCAACCCAAGCTGTTTCGCTGGCATGAATACCCATTCTAGCTATCTGATCCTTGCTGATAGCCCAGTTTATATTGCCCTTATCACCGCGATTTAAACTAACTGCGGCATCATACCATTCGGGTAATTCGCCACGTCGGACCCATACAATAATACCGCCTGCGTCTTTGATTGATTTGATTTCGTTAGGAAAACGACAGTCACTAATAACAATATTGTCAGTGCTGTTGCGTAGTTTGTTTTCTAATGATGCAATCCAAATATCATCATGGAATGCTTTGCGGCACACTTCTGTGCCCCAATATTGTAAAATCCATCGCGGTGTTAGATTGGGCATGTTTAGACGTTCTGCCCACCATGGATCTACTTGTTCACGCCATTCACGGGCCTGTTTAGTGCGGCCTTCCAGCATGGTCCTGTCCCAACCAAACACATTGGCTACAGCATCTTTAAGAGTATTGGCGAAGCTTTCTCGTCGAAATTCGTGGAAGTTAGTTAAGTAATCAGCAATAGTATCTTTGCCAGAACCAATAAAACCGCATACACCAATAATCATAGAAATCTCCTAGTAGTTTTGCTAGTATATAGCAACCTGTACTAGGAGGTCAAGAGTTTTGATGCCAAATATTAAAACTTACTGTGAGTATTAAACCCAGATAGGATCTGGTGCAGTCGGATACTGCGGATTTAGCATAGGATTTTTGATTATTTCTCTTAGAGCTGATCTATATGCTTCGTAGTCTACAACATTGGAAATACCAACATCTGACAACATTGCCCAGTCTGTTTTAGCAATTCTAACCCTTGCTTCGTCTTTAACTTCTTGTAACAGAATCTTGTTTAGCTCTTCTTGAACTTGAGCCCATGTTGGTTTTGCTGGATTCCACTCACCCGACCATTGTAACGAATTATATTCTGCTTCAGTAGTTGGGGCATTACCCGTGTATCCAGGAAAACCTGGAATTTTAAACATTGCATTATCAATCTTTGCCATTTTATTTTTCCTTATGCTTCTATTTCAAAAACTGTCCACACAGTTCCTTGTTGTCTATTTCTTACATCATCTGAATTGTTTGGATTAATTACATTGATACCTCTGCCGTCGGCACCCGTGGCTGTCCACATTCTAAAATCAATTGTTCTAGCACCAGCTGATATTCCAGTTCTAATCTGTCTCATATAAGTTGCATTTTCTGAATTTTCATCAGTATGGAATGCTCCAGAATAATCTATAGATCCGTCTATACCAATGCCAAAGTATTGCCCAGAATTGTCATTACCTTGTCCTGGAATACACACTTCAAAATGTAGTGTACTAGTAGAAGAAACTTTAGTCAATGTCCACGACTGAAATGTTTGTTGCCCGGCACCTGTCACACTTCTTGTTGTATTAACATTAGTGTGGACCGCAATGATTGCTCGTTGCCCAGAATATTTAGCACCAGTAATAGAGGAACTTGCTAATGAATCTGCATTAACAGTACCGGTTGGTAGGCCGCCGGCTGCAAGTCCGGTGATTGTTGTGTTTTGTAATACTATTGGCATTATGGTTCTACCTCATAAATTACAACTACTGTTGTTTGTTGTTGGCTTCTGTTGTCGTCCGAACTATTTGAATTAACCACATTCACAGTTCGATTACTAGTTCCATCAATAGGAATAGCATTAATTGTAACAGTTCTAGTGCCGGCGTCAAAAATTGTATTTCTCCACTGTGTCCATATCATGTTGTTATCACCCGTATTGTCGGTATGGCCATACCCTGACCAGTCATAACTGCCATCGATGCCAATGCCGGTATATTTTCCAGAGTTATCATTTCCATACCCGGGCATGGATGCATGAATATACAACTTACTAGTACTAGAAACTTTATTGAACGTAAATGTAAAATAATTATAGTTTGTAGATGCTGACGTTACTTGTCTGGTTGAATTTGTATAAGTGTGAACTGCGGCAATACCTTTATGTCCAGATAATTTGTCTATAGTTACGGAACTATTAGCAATGTTAGTGTTAGTAACAGACCCAGTAGGCAGGCCGCCCACTGCTAATCCTGTT